ACTAAGCAGTCGTTCTCAGCGGAAGAGGGTCATCACGATGATATGGTCATGGCTCTAGTTCTCTTTGCGTGGCTCTCGAAGGAGAACTACTTCAGGGACATGACGGACATCAACACCATCCAGAATCTTAAAGACAAAACGGAGGAGCAGATTATCGAAGATCTAGTGCCGTTCGGCTTCTTCGATGATCATGTTCCTGATCTTAATACAGGTGGCATCAGGACCATCTCAAACTTCGACAAATGGATGAACGATTCAAATTAAATTCTACCAAGAATCCAACCTTCATTTAAAAGCTGTTGCTTTTCTTCTGCGTGAACTCTTCTAGTTCCATATAATGGATGATGAATCCATGAAGTTCCTTTAACTTTTTCTGAGATAGATTTCTTAGCACATTCAGAATGTGCTCGTCTATACATACCATTTTTATCGCCTACAAGGACGCCAAGTTTAGCTTCTCTCTGAAGTTGTTTAGTTTTCAATGAATGCGTCTTTCCAAACATAGGATTCTTTTCACCTTTACGAGCATCTTTAAATTCTCCGTTTTGATGACGTTTTTTCATTATATTTGACATTTTCTTTTGATGTTCCTTATTTCTCCACAATTTCAAAGAATGCACTGAACATCGTTTCTTATAATCATGATTGTTAAATGCTTCTTTAAGAATTTTAGAATGTTTCTTTTTCCGTTCTTTTGACCATTTATCATCACATCCAAAGATGCCGTTAGCTGTTGCCATATTAACGTAAAGAGGATTTTTATGAACGTTTAATGCACGATGAATTACTTCTTCTCGATCTTTAGCTTCTTTTCTCGTTTCATATTCTGCGATAATCTTTGTCTCAAAGAGTTCAGGATGTTTCTTTAATTCACTTTCCCAAATTTTACGATATCTAATGGATCGCACAGATCCGCGATATCCATTCTTTACTTTACGAATAAAGGAAGAACCAATGTAAAATGGAGGCATCTTATTGCCTCGATAAATCGTTATGTAGATGCATCCTTGCATAATCTATTTATAAGATCCAATTCATAAATGTTACTTAAGGTGTAAAAACGATAAATAAAGAAAAGATTAGCTGACGGTTTGCGATCAAAGGGAGTTTAAATAATATGGGTGCCATTACACAACTAAGCCCCGGGATAATCACTTCGGAGATTGATCTAACGGCTATTGTCCCAGCGGTCTCGACCACTGCAGCAGCCCTGGCTGGTGTTTTTCGCTGGGGTCCTCTGGATTCTCTAGTCTCAATCGACTCCGAAACAACTCTGAAAAATCGCTTCCTGGGTCCATCAAACTTCAACGCTGAGACTTGGTTCACTGGATCAAACTTCCTGGGTTATGGAAACAACCTCATCGTCTCACGTGCCGGAGACTACACTGGAAACACAGTGAACAAGACGTTCGTAGGTAACGCTACTTCACTAGCGATCACAGCTAACTCAAACGTTCTTAACTTATCGAATACCGCTGGATTAGCAGCGAACATGGTTCTGTTCTACTCAAACACAGCCGATGTCGTAGATGCTCTGTCTACGTCTATGCCTCCGACTATTCTTCAGGTGCTGAACTCAAGTGCTGTTGAGATCTCAGAAAACGCAACTGCAAACGTTCAGTCGATCGCGGTTACTTTCCGAGATAACATCGTCTACACAGCCGTTGCACAGGAAACACAGGACATCACCATCGACTGGGATAATCAGATCGTTAGGAATGAAGACGAGTACCAGAACGTTGATGGTCTCTTTGACATCTCAGTTCTATACGTCGCTAGATACGCTGGTGGACCTGGAAACTCACTTCGCATCTCAGTCTGCGATCATCCTACTCAGTTCTCATCTAATATCTCACTTCAGCCGAACGCTTCATTCAATGCAGCGACTTCAGTCATCGCTGCAACTGTTGGTTCAAACACTCTTGTAGCGACGATCACTCCTCTTGATACTTCAAACACTACTCAAGTCTCAAGCGCGAATGATCTGGCTTCTGCTACTGTTGCTCAGATCGCAGTACGCGACTTGATTCAAGTCGGTAATTCACGCATTGGTTATCAGTACCTGAAAGTCGCTAACGTCGGGAGTGTTACGGCTATTGCAAACGTCTTCTCATTCACGATTCAACTCGAGGATGAAGTAAAGCTCGGTGCAAACACTTCTTCAAATACGATCCAGCGTTACTGGGAATTCTACAACTTCGTCGATAGAGCACCTGGAACTTCTGCATACGTCACTCAGTTTGGTAACTCAGCCGCTCTTGACGAGCTTCACATCGTTGTGGTGGATGAGGATGGTGTGTTCTCATCTTCTCCAGGTACAGTTATCGAAGTTCACAAGAACGTCTCACGCGCTACGGACGCTAAGACTATCGACAACTCAACGAACTACTATAAGGAAGTCATCAATCAACAGTCTCAGTGCATCTGGTTTGCTAATGACCGCACTACAGCACCGTCAAATACTGCTGAGTTCATCACGTCTTCAACTGCAACTGCTCCTCTTGAAGTTCAGCTCTATGGTGGATCGGATGGTCCGGACGAAGCGACCGTTCCTCTCTCAACATTGACGTTCGCTTACGATAAGTTCCAGTCACCGGAAGCGGTTGATATCTCCCTCGTTCTTCAGGGTAAGGCACGCGGTGAATCAGCTTCATATTACACTCAACTCGGTAACTACATCCTAGATAACATCTGCATCGCACGCACCGACTGCATCGCCTTCATCTCTCCGTATAAGGAAGCCGTTGTTAACAACAAGTACGGTGAGGCGGAAGCTATTGTAAACGCGAAGTCAGTTTCACGTGATACTTCATACGGTGTCTTTGACTCAGGATATAAGTATCAGTACGATCGGTACAACGACGTCTATCGTTGGATTCCCTTGAACGGTGACATCGCTGGTCTCTGTGTCAGAACTGATCAGACGAACGACGCTTGGTGGTCACCTGCTGGATTCAAACGCGGTCAGATCAAGAACGTTGTTCGACTCGCTTATAATCCCCGCAAGAACGAGCGTGATACACTCTATAAGAACGGTGTCAACCCGGTCGTTGCCTTCCCGAATCAGGGAACGATCCTCTATGGTGATAAGACAATGCAGTTCCAAGCGTCTGCATTTGATCGCATCAACGTTCGTCGACTCTTCATCGTCCTGCGTAAAGCCATCTCGCTGGCTTCAAGGGGAACGCTGTTTGAGTTCAACGACGACTTCACACGCGCTCAGTTCAAGAGCATCGTGAATCCATATCTAAAGGACGTTCAGGGACGTCGAGGCATCACAGACTTCTATGTGAAGTGCGACGCCGACAACAACACCCCTCAGATCAGAATGTCAAACCAGTTCGTTGGAGACATCTACATCAAGCCGAACCACAGCATTAACTATATTACTTTGAATTTCGTAGCCGTACGTGACGATGTGGCGTTCTCTGAAGTAATCGGAAAATTCGGTTAAAATATATACTTTAAATGAACAGAGATTATTCAGATCCAGTATTTCGGGAAAAGATGCGAATAGCGGCACAAAATCGTCGCCTAAATAAAGATAAAAAGGAGTCATAAACGTGTCTTTTAACATCGACGAATTTTCCGCACAGGGTATCATCAGAGGTGGTCAGCGCCCCTCACTGTTCAAAGTGAGGTTCTCAGCGCTTCCTCCGGGCGTTCCGAACGCATCTGGAGACCTTGAGTACATGTGTCGGTCTGCTCAGATCCCGTCATCGACAATTGAGCCGATCGAAGTTCCATATTTTGGTCGTAAAATCAAAGTAGCTGGAGACCGTGTGTTCCAGGACTGGACGATCACACTGATCAACGATGAAGACTTCAGACACCGAAATATGTTTGAAGCTTGGCATAATAAGATCAACGCACTCATCTCAAACCGTCAAGATTCAGATTCAGAAGACCTTCTCGACTACAAAGTTCAGGCTGAAGTCCTTCAGTTTGGTAAAGCTGGTCCCGGTGACGACTCCGGTGTGGTTCGAGCTTATACGTTTCAGGGTCTGTGGCCCTCAGACGTTTCATCGATCAATCTTGATTGGGATGCTGGTAACGTAATTGGAACTTTTGACGTTACTCTATCATACGACTACTGGGTTCCATCTATATTCCATCCTTCAGTCGCGCCCTACTCAGGTACACTTCCTCCTGACCCGACTGATGGAACCGGCGTCGCTTTCCCGATCGCTTAAGATCACGATGAAGAGCAGGAGATCTAATCCTCCTGCTCCTATAACATGAGGTAATCTATGGGCTTTGATTTATTCGGCTACGAACTAGTAAAGAAGAAGAGCGACTCCGAGGAGCAGCAGGCTAAACCGTCGTTTGTTCAAAAGGAAAATGACGACGGTGCTGTAGTTGTTGCTCCATCAGGCGGCTATGGTACATTCGTAGATCTTGAAGGAACCGTCAGATCAGAAGCTGAGCTCATCACCAAATACAGGGAAATGTCCCTGAATGCAGAAGTCAATAAAGGCATCAATGAGATCGTCAACTCGATGGTCGCGATCGAGGAAGAAGTCGCAGTAAAGATCAAACTCGAAGAATGCAACGCTAGTGACTTAGTCAAGGACGCGATTGAACAGGCTTTTGAGGAGATCATGACTCTCCTCAACTTCAATAACCAATCATACAACATCATTCGTCGTTGGTACATAGACGGACGCCTTTATTATCACACGATCATCGACATTAAGAATCCAAAAGATGGTATTCAGGAGCTTCGGTACATCGATCCTAGAAAGATCAGGAAGATCCGTGAAGTCACTAAGCGTAGGATCGCTTCACAGACTTCTTCGAGCGGGGGTGGAGCAGACGCTGCCGTAACTGAGATCAAGAATGAGTACTACCTCTACAATGAGCGTGGGTTCGCTACATCAGTCAGCAATCAGACTCCGATCGCCGCTACAGCAACGGGATTAAAGATCGCTGAGGACTCAGTAGCTCTGATCACATCGGGTCTGACCGATGCTAATGGATCAATGGTTCTATCGTATCTTCATTACGCGATTAAAGCACTTAATCAGCTCAGGGCTATTGAGGACGCTTCCGTCATCTATCGTCTTGCACGAGCCCCTGAAAGACGCGTCTGGTACATCGACGTTGGTAACTTACCCAAGGCGAAAGCCGAGCAGTACGTTGCTTCGATCATGAATAAACATAAGAATCGCTTAACGTACGATGCCGGCACCGGTGAGTATCGAGACGATCGAAAATTCATGACGATGCTTGAAGACTACTGGCTTCCGCGTCGTGAGAACTCCAAGGGAACTCAGGTCGAGACGCTTCCCGCTGGCGAGAACTTAGGTGAGATGGACGACGTTCTCTACTTCCAAAAGAAGCTCTTCGATACTCTCCAAGTTCCTCAGTCTAGGTTAAACACTGATACGCCGTTCACGCTTGGACGCGCGACGGAGATCACACAAGATGAAGTCTCCTTTGGTAAATTTATCCAGAGGATGCGTAATCAATTCTCATACCTCTTCACTAAGCTTCTGGAGAGACACATAGTCTTAAAACAGATTATGTCGCTTGAAGATTTCCAAAAGATCGCACCGAAGATCAAGTACGACTTTGCTCATGATAACTACTTCATGGAGATGAAGGAATCTGAAGTTCAGATGAACCGCTTTGATCTATTAGAAGCAGCGTCGAAGTGGGTCGGATACTACTATTCAAATGAATGGGTGAATAAAAACATCCTTCGTCTCACTGAAGAAGAAGTCGATGAGATGAAAGATCAGATCGAGGAGGAGAAGTCAGATCCGATCTATTCTCAGCCGGTGCCCGGAACTGAAGATCCAATGATGGATGGTCTGGATGGAATGGGTCCAGAGGAGATGCCGATGGATGGTCCTCAAGATGGATCCGACGGTCCTCCCGATAATCAATACGGTGGTGATTCCAATCAGCCTCCTCCAGATGAACCTCTTCCCTCAGAAAAACAGGATCAGCGAATCAAGACTCAACAACGTCGTGATCCGCGGAAGAAATCACACCCTTCCTAAATATCATAAAAGGCGTGTTCAATGGTCGATGAAATCAATGAGAAGAGTCTGAGCGGTGCACAGAGATACTATATGCATTCACAAGCTCATGATCAAGCTGCTAAGAAGTATGCTATCTCAGCAAAGTCAGTCGATCCTGAACAAGCTAAGATTCACCGGAAGCTCGGTCGCTTCCACAAGACTATCTCAGCCGCTCTGAGTCAAATCGCTGGGGTACATACATCGAATGATTTCAACCGTGCAATGAAGAAGAAGGCGGAGAACATGACCAATAAGAAAGTGAATGAAGACGTTGAACTGGATGAAGCTAAAGCTCCTTCCCTTCGGTCAAGGATTCGCGACAACATTACAGCCGATCACATTGAACATCATGGAGATGGACACGTAACGTTCCGGCGTTCGTTTTATTATAGAAATGGTGGAGATTCAGAAAAACACGCTGAGAACATTTCCAATCAGTTGAATAAAGCTGGAATTAAGCACACTGTTGTCGATCACGGTGAAGTGAATAAACCTTTTAAAGGCAGTGCTTCCGTTAAATCTCAATCACATTGGTGGGTGAAAGTTAAACCCCACACAGATGTAACAGAAGATATGGACTATGAAGATCTCGATGAAGAGTACTTTGAAGAGGAAGTTGTAGTGTCTGAGCACATTGATCTGTTCAATGCTCTCTACGATAATGAGCCGGGTGCATTCTCAACAGTGTTCGCATCGCTGATGCAGCGTAAGGCTCTGGATCGGATCGAGGAGATCAAAATTGATCTTGCTCAGTCAGTGTTCGGTGACGACGAAGAGATTCAGGAAGACGTTGATCAGATTGATGAGATTTCAGGAAAGACTCTCGGGTCATACATCCAAAAAGCACGTGCTGATATGAAAGCGCGTGTTAATCATAATAATGAGTTAGACGCGCATCCGAGTGTAAAGAAACATAAAGATGAACGTCGTGAACTTTCACGCATTCGTGACTACGATAAGTATGGTAACAGTAGAAATAGAAAACAAATCGATAAAACATATGACAAAGAAGCTGCAGCTAAACGTAAACTAGATCCCGATTATATAAAGAAAGCGCAGGGTATCGATAAACGTATGCGTGGCGTTGAACGTGCTGCTGAGAAACTCAAACATGGAAAGTTGACAGACTAATGGTGAAGCCCTTACGTGCGATCGTCGGTGTCAAACCTGATCCTAAATCATTCAAAGTTTCGCCGGAACGAAATCCGAACAACCGTAACGTCAAAGACGATGAGGGAAAATTCATCGACGATATGGAAGACGGTGTAACAGCTGTTGATGACGTACAGGGTAACGACAACCGCTCCTCTTCAATGAAGAAGACTCATGGTGAAGCACCAAACGTCGGTCTAGTTGATCCCATGAAGAAGATCAGTGAAGACGTTGATCAGATCGATGAACTTGATAAGAAAACGTTAAAATCATATCGACGTAAAGCGGCTACACACGTCGATCGGCTTGAAAAGAAAGCCGATCAAGAAGAAGACAAAGCGATGTCGACTGATGGATATAGATATCCTGACAAACAGGACAGACACAGTCGCAACGCAAAAGCTCTGTTTCAAAAAAGTCGTCAAAGACGAAAAGGTTTAGCAATGGCTGATAAGAGACTAGAGAAATAATGAAGCAACTACGTGAAATCGTCGGAAAGGGAAGTCTAGAAGGTATCATTAAGCATCATGGAGATGCTGCGAAAGCTTCTAAACGCCGTTCTGACAATGAAGCGTATCACTCAAAACAGCTTATGCGTGCAAAGAGAGATAAGCTTTTACGAGATAAGAAGAGCTCAGTATCGCACGTTGATCTAAAGAAGTCACCAGATTGGAAGAGAAATCTCGGTTACTCGATTGAAGACGGTAAAGAAGCTAAGAAGATCAAGGCGAGAATCGACGCTAAAGGAAAGAAATAATGACCACATCATATGTTATTAAGCTTCTATCACCGGAGATCGCGTTATCAACAGCTAACACCGTTAGTAATAGCCGATGCGTCCGCATCCTTGAGACTGGAACTGGAAACGCTCTGATAACTCATAAAGATGCAGGAGGCAACACTATCGCCACCGTGACTATGCGTCAGGGAACGGATCTTTATCTTCGAAAAGAGATGACGGATACACTATCATCTAACTCAGCTACGACCGTTGCCGTAGCAATCTCAGCGTGGTAATCAAATGAAGCTTGATAATGTTGAGTATATCGTTTACGATGAATCTAATCGTGATAAGAAAATAAATGGTTCTTACGTGTACATTATGATGAATCCAACGAAATCATATTTTCATGAACAGATTCATTTCGAACCTTTTTACGTTGGTAAAGGGCATAATTGGCGTTGGAAAGAAAAGAAAAACACAAGAGTTGAGTATGAACGTCTTCAGCTTGAACGCAGTAATATTAACGTGATTTATGCTATTATTCATGTTAAAGATAATGATGAAGCGCTAACGTTAGAAGAGAATCTCATTGAATATTTTGGAAGAAAAGTAAAAAATAATGGTCCTCTATTAAACGTTCTTCCAGGTGGTCATGATCCTTGTCAGTATGTTGATTATAAGAAATCTTCAAAACGTGGCGGTTCAAAAGGTAGAATTATATCAGAAGAATCTAAAGAAAAAAACCGACAAAGCAATATTAGATATTTTGCTAGTGAACCAAAAGAAGTACGTGTTGAAAGATTTAGAAAGGCTGGAATATCAAATAGAAAACCAAAACCAAGTGGTTTCGGTGAAAAAGTCAGTAAAGCGACATCGGGTATTAAGAAATCTAAAAGTCATTGTGCTTCTATCGGAAAAGCTTCACGTGGAACTAAGTTTATAAATAATGGCATCATTAACACAAAAGTAAAAGAAGAGAATCTAGAGAAATATCTTTCATCTGGTTGGTCTCTTGGAATGAAGAAAGCATCTCAATGAAATTGATTACAGAACGCGTCGAGGACGTTAACTTCATTACAGAAGAGGAAAATAAAGAAAAACGTCTTTATATTTCTGGTGTTTTCTTACAGGGAGCTATCAAGAACCGCAACGGACGTGTTTATCCGATGGAAGTCCTTGAGCCTGAAGTCAATCGATACGTGATTGAAGCTGTCAATGCTAATAAGGGTTGGGGTGAGCTCACACACCCGCAGGGTCCTCAGATCGATCCCAGAAACGTCTCACATCGAATCATCTCCTTAGTCAAAGAGGGAACGAACTTTCGTGGTAAAGCTCTCGTCATCACTGAGAATGGTCCCGGTGCCATCGTCGCCGGCCTGATCAACTCAGGAGGTTCGATCGGTGTTTCATCTAGAGGCATGGGTTCTCTCAAAGAAAACATGAGCGGCATCATGGAAGTTCAGAAGGACTTTCGAATTGCTACAGCGGCTGACGTCGTTCTCGATCCTTCAGCACCGGACGCATTCGTTCGCGGAGTGATGGAGGGAGTTGAGTGGCACCTGGCTGAGGGTAACGGTTGGATCGCTGAGAAGATCGACGATGCGAAGAAGGAGATCTCTAAGCTTTCGCTCTCCCAGATATCAGAGCAGAAAGTCGACATCTTTAAGTCGTTTATGAAGAATCTAGTGCTGAAGAGCCGCAACTAATAAATATTGAAAAGGAATAGGTGAATCAATGTCCGACGAACAGATCGAAAAAAATGAAATTGATGAAGCTCATTCATCTAATCAATTGAAACAAGCACGTGAATTTCATTCGAATCGGTCCGATCACTACGTTGATAAGAAAGTCGAGAGGCGTGCATCATTACATCGTAAAGCTGCTAAAGTTGCTGATAAGATGATTAAGCAGCGAAAAGAAGTTAAAGAGGACACAGACATGGATGAAAATGAAATCGATCTAGAACAGGACGTTGATGCGAAGCTCGATGAAGCGGCTGCTGATTCTCTTCATCCTAACACCGCTCCAGTAGCTGATCCAAAATCAAAACCCGAAGCAATGGCTTCAGTGCTCGGTGCTCTCGGTGCAATGCCGACACCTTGGGTTCTCGATCACGCTAAGGAAATTCTAACACAGTACGAAAAATGGAAGACGAACGCTGCTAAGGGTTCCGCGGAATCCAACAAAGCGACTCAGAACATGAAGCCCTCGGATGCAAAGGGTGGTTCTGGTCCAGCAGCGGACGGATCAATGAAGTCACTGGGCCCGAAGCCGGCTCTATGGGACGCGACTAAGGAAGAGGTCGAGACTATTTTCGGTGGTGAGACTCTGACTGAGGAAGCTCAGGGTAAGATCGCTGCGCTATTTGAAGCTGCTGTGACGATGCGCACCTCTCTGATCGAGGCTGAGCTTCAGGAGAAGTATGAGACTGAGCTGACTGAAGCGATGGCAGTCTTCATTGAAGAGACACAAGAAAATCTAGATAAGTACGTGGAGTACGCCGTTGATCAGTGGATCGCGGAGAATGAAGTTGCCGTGGTTGATACTCTACGCTTGGAGAACACTGAGCAGTTCATGTCGAAGCTCAAGGATCTATTCATTGAGTCGTACATCGATGTTCCCGAAGAGCGCTTGGATGTCGTCCGTGAGATGTCCGAACAGATCGTTGAGTTAGAAGCTAAGCTTGATGAGGCTCTGTCGACTAAAGCTGAGCTTGAAGCTGATATTCTAGAAGCAACTCGTGAAGACGTTATCGACGCAGTTTCAGAGGGTCTAACGCTTGCTGATTCTGAAAAGCTGAAGACTCTAATTGAAAACGTGGAGTTCAACGGTGACATTGAATCGTACACTAATAAGATTCAAGTCGTTCGTGAGAACTACTTCAACAAGAAGACTCCTCCTTCAACATCTGGATCAGTTGATCAATTGAATGAAGATGGATCATCATTCTCAGATACTAAGCAAGTCATCACTGATCCGTTCGTCGCTGCTGCGGCTCGGTATATGAACTCATCTCGCGGCTAAGTGTTGCTGCGCAATAAATAAAAATACAGAATAAAGGGAGAAAGACTACAATGGCTGACGAACAGAATGAAATGATCTCAGAGGGACTGCTTAAGAAATGGGCACCCATCACTGAGCACACGAGCCCGGAGCTTCCGGCTATCGCCGACTCCAAGCGCAAGCGCGACCTTGCTAAGATCCTGGAGAATACTCAGCGTGAGATTTCAGTTGAGCGGGCACACGGTTCATTCAACCTGTTCGAGGCTGCTCCGACGAACTCAATGGGTTCATCTTCATCAACCGCTGGTGCGGGTCCGATTGATACATATGATCCGATCATCGTATCACTTCTGCGCCGGGCTATGCCCAACTTGATTGCCTACGACTTCTGCGGCGTGCAGGCAATGACCGGTCCGACTGGTCTTGTGTTTGCTAAGCGCACTCGTCTGGCTAACCAGGCTGGTTCAGAGACTTTCTACAACGAAGTTGATACCGGCTTCTCCGCTCGTGAGGGCATGAATGCTAACACTACGGATGCTGGCTACGCCAACGCTACTGTGATGGGTGGTGCAAATGGTAACGTCGGTACAACGTTTGGTGTTTCAAACAACGTTGCTAACAACACTTACAACTACGCCGGCGGTGTTGCTCGTTCACTGGCTGAGGGTCTTGGTTCAAACGCTAACGCCATCTTTCCCGAGCTTGCGTTCACCATCGAGAAAGTCATGGTGGAAGCTAAGACACGCGGCATGCAGGCTACCTATTCAATGGAGATGGCACAGGATCTTAAAGCGATCCACGGTCTAGACGCTGAGTCTGAACTGGCCAATGACATCTCCGCTGAGCTGATCGCCGAGATCAACCGTGAAATCGTTCGTACAGTGTATATGTCCGCTGTTCCGGGTGCGCAGATCGACGTTACAACTGCCGGTATCTTTGATCTTGATACCGACGCTAACGGCCGCTGGCACAACGAAAAGTTCAAGGGTTTGATGTTCCAGATCGATCGGGATGCTAACCGTATCGCTACCGAGACCCGGCGCGGTAAGGGTAACATCATCCTCTGCTCCTCAGACGTTGCGTCTGCCCTGGAGTCAGTTGGTAAACTGAACAATCAGGACCGCCTGAGCAACAACCTCCAGATCGACGATACCGGAACGACTTTCTGCGGCGTCTTGAATGGAAAGTATAAGCTCTACATCGATCCGTACGCTCCGGCTGGATTCAACTACTACGTTCTTGGATACAAGGGCGCTGGTTGGCAGGATGCTGGTCTCTTCTACTGCCCGTACGTTCCGATCCAGATGGTCCGCGCGACTGATCCGAACACCTACGCTCCGAAGATTGGCTTCAAGACTCGTTACGGCATGGTTGCAAACCCATACGCCGAGGGTCTGACGAAGGGACTGGGTGTGATCCATCAGGATTCAAACAAGTACTATCGCCGAGTGCTCGTGCAGCACCTCTCGTAAGAGACATAAGAATAAGACCGGAACAAACCGGTCGACCTTTCGAGGCCGGGATTCTGTTCCCGGCCTTTTTTTCTGACATGTACACGATCACCACCGATGATATAATAATCACGAGTTCTAAAATGGAGTTATCACAATGAAGAAGTTAATCGAAGACGCAAAGAAACTACTTTCAGAGATGAACTCCAACGGTATCTTTGAATCCACTCACATTGTCCACATCAAGTACGATGATCCGTCTGGTAAGGGAACAGCTTCCATCCGAGTTCCAGTCAGTGCTAAGAGTCCCGAGCATGCTAAGAAGAGGGCTATGGATAAGATCTCTCGTTTTCCGCATCCGATCTTAGGATACAAGAACGCAGCTGTTCACCGCGTAGAGACAAAGAAAGCTGTGAAGGAAGAAGTGATCTCTGAAGCGAAAGAAGAAACACACTTCATCGGTGGTCGAGATGTAGGTGGTATTACTACAATGAAGAAAGAAACTCGACATCCAGATGATAAAGCGTTCGACGTTCATTATAAAGGTGAACACATTGGTCATATCGAAACACATCATACGTCGTCTGTGCAGAAGAAAAACTCAGTTCGAAGAGTTGATACTGGAAAAATGAGGGTTAAATGGGCGTATCAACATAAAGATCCAGGTAGCCGCACTCATTTTAACTACAACTCGAAACGGGATGCTACTGCAGAGTTAGTTGGAGCACACCTTCGTTCAAAGGGAGAGTACTAAAATGAAGAAGTACTCAGAGTTCATCGCTGAATCACTTGAGAAACAACTTAGCAAACAGCGTTCTGAGTTGCAGCGTCATGAAACTGCTTACGATCACCATGAAGGTTTAGGAAACGAAGTGAAAATGAAGTTCCAAGCTGATAAAATTAAGGAACACAAAAAGAAAATCGGTGAACTCGTAGCAGAAATATAGAAACAAGGCGAATAGATAAGTACTAAATGACGGCTCTAGATAGAAATCCATCAACGACGAATTTCCTATCACCGATCAACTTCCAGTTTCAACTGAGAAGAGCACCGAACTGCGAGTTCTATGTTCAGAAGGCGAACATACCCGGTTTTTCTATCAAATCAACATCCTATCCGACACCGTTCGTGAATATTCCATTCTCTGGTGATCACGTTGATTTCGAGACTCTCGATGTTCTCTTTGCCGTAGATGAGAATATGTCGAATTATCTAGAATTGTATACATGGCTCATGTCACTCGGATTTCCAGACGACTTTCAGCAGTATGCCGATCTCCTGAAGAATCCAGAGTGGACTTCACTAGCTACCAAATCTGAGATTGTTCTGACTGTAATGGATAATGCTAAGAATCCAGCATTCCATGTAAACTACCACGGTTGTTTTCCAATTGGATTATCGAGTCTTGATTTTGATACTCGAATCAAGTCTCCTGAACCAATCACCGTTGCTTGCTCGTTCATGTATTCTCGATTTGAAATAGAGCGAGTCAACTAACCGTATCTTGATACAAATCCTCCAACAGAGGATCTTGTGGTGGGTGGAAGACTTCTTATTAGTACAACAATTTCAAGCCGAAGTAAAATGACATTTTGTTACTAAGAACGGCGTCATTTGAATTAACAATGGTACGATAGTTTTGTAGAGTAGAGTATGTAGATAATGAAAGCATGAGAATGAAACGTTTTTATAAGAAAGTTGTATACTTCATCCGTAGCTTTTACCTGACTCCACCGGTGATCGGTTGACGAAAGTATTGAAGCTAGAAGAGATCCTGAATTCTTGGGATCAAGATACGGAAATAGATAGGACTGAACTCGGGGAAGAAGCACGGAAGATACCGAAGCTCCATGCTAAATACCTCCGACTTAGGAGCACTGAGAATTTAAGACTGATGCAGCTTCAGGGTCAGCTCAAGGAGCTTCGACTTCAGAAGCATGAGTTCTACACACTCGGTCCGACTAAAGAGACCGCGGCAAAAGGGTGGACTCTCCCAGCCAAAGGCATCGTTCTGAAAAGCGACTTGCCTCTCTACATGGATGCCGATCCAGACATCGTTCAGATGAACCTGAAGGTGGCGTATCAAGCTGAGATCGTTTCCGCATTAGACATGATTCTCAAAGCTATTCAAGGACGCAACTGGGAAATTGGTCGCGCTATTGAGTGGCAAAAATTCATACAAGGAGGTTAAGTGAAGAAGTTCGAATTAGTAGAGAGTGAAGGAAAGCTGAATCTGGTTGTGGATGGAGAGGTATCAGATCCGTCTGGTTCGTTTCATGCAAGTTATTTGATTGAGTATCTTATGAGAGAAGACTACAATATTACTCAGCAGCTTCAATTACTGGAAGCAGCGCGTAATATCATTCATAATGACGTTAGCAAGCTTCGTCTAGATGAGGAGTATGCTAGAACGTATCTGGATAATATTGATAAGAGGTGTTTGGAAGATGTCTGAGATGTTG